TACGCCTGCCATTGAAAGAGCAGATGCTACATCTGAAGAACAAAGGATAAAGTTACCTTTACCTCTTCTTGTTTCTTTAGCGATAACATTTGATTCTCTTTCGATTTGGAATAATAATCCTTTAAATTTCTCAACAGACCATCTACCATTTGCATCAACATCTAAGTTGAATGTGCCTGGTGTTGATGTTGCAGAAGCGCCAGTTTTTGCTTGAAGGTTTACTTCTCTAACTACTTCTCTGTTGATTTCAGCAAGAATTTCTGATGAAAGAATATTTGCTAATTCTGATTCTGCATCAAGACCGTGGATTGCTTTTAAGTCTTGTGCTAACTCTAAGGTGTATTCTGCTTTAAGAGCTCTTGATCTAGCAGTAACAGTTGCTTTCTCAATTGTGAATGACATTTGTGCAAAATGATTTGATGCACTGTCACCAAGTGATTCAGCAGCAGCTGTTGTCATACCAGAACCTGTGTCACCAGCATAAGTTGCAGGACCAGTAGCGTCAAAAGGATCGCTAACTGGATCTGAACCTGCAGGACCAGCGACTGCACCAGCAGCTGAAGAGTAACCTGATCTTGCTTCGTTAAATAAAGCTTCAGAGTTATTGTCTCTTGTTTCTGTTGGGTAGTCATTGTATCTTGCTTTCATAGCAAAGATAAGGCCTGTAGGACCTGTCATTGGTTGAACACCGCAAATGTCGTAAGCAACGAGATTTGGCATAGCTCTTCTCACTAATGAGATCAAGATTGGATCCCAATTTGAGATAGCAGCACCTGTAGAGTTTCTAGGTGCGTCTTCTGAGAGAACAGCTCTATCTTCGTTAAGAGCTCTTTCTTGGTTCTCTAGAATAACCGCTGTAACCGCTTTCTTGTAGTTGTCTTCGATCTTAGGAAGATCAGAATGTTCTAGAATTGGCGACCACTTCTCTTGTAAGTTTTCTGATAAAAACATTTTACAATTTCTCCTGGATTACCCTAATGGTTTTAGTTTATTAATTGCAGACAAATACTGTTTCATTTCAGGAGTTGTAAAAGTTTCTTCTTCTGAAGAAAACTCACCAGTTCCTTCTTCTACAACAGTTTCTTCTGCGATTGTTTCAGAACCCTCTGCAGGAAAGTATGCTTCTTTGATTTCAGAAATCTTTTCAGCAAAGTCTTCTGCATCTTTGAAATCTACTCCATTTGCAAGTGATTCTAGTTTCTCTTTTTGTGATTCAGTTAGGTCTTCACCTGCCTGTCTCACAATGTTGCCTCTTTTGAGAGAATCTAACTCTTCAGTGATTTCCATATTCTTGGATACTTCACCATCAAGTTTTGCTTCCATCTCTTCGAGACGATTTGCGAGTTCGTCAATGACATCATACTTGTCTTCTGGTACATCAACATAATGTTCTACGAACAATGTTTTTAGACCTTCGATAAAGTTTTCGGTCATTTCTGATCTCAAACCTCTTTCGATTGCGAGTTCGTTTTCTTTCGTCCACTCTTCTGCACAATATGATAGATACTTGTCAACAGCTTCTGATAAATCAGTTTTGACTTTCTCTACTGAGGTTTTTAATTCTTCTGAATACTGAGCTTCTAAAGATTCTTTTATTTCAGAAACTTTAGATTGTACAGCAGCTTTAAAGATAGTTCTTGCTTTCTCAGCATTCTCTTCTGATAATTCGAGTGCTTCTGAGATTGCGTTAAGGTCGTCTTCTACTTCAATCTCAACTAGTGAAGATTCGACTTCGGAAGATTCAGTAGATTCTTCTACTTCTTCTTTTTTGACTTCTTCCTCTTCTTCTTCTTCGCCCTTTTTCATCCAACCTTCAGCGAACTTAGCAACATCTGCTTCGTCCATGCCTTTTAAAGTTTCAACGATTTTTCTGGCGACTTCTGCTTTAGTCAAGGATTCGTCAACTTCTTCTTCTGATATAGAACCAAAAGCGGTTTGAAGTTCCTCTTTAGTCATTTCCTTCATAGTGTTGACGACTGCCTTGATGGATTCCATTTTAGAAAGTTTAACTTCGTCTGAATCTTCATCTTCTTTTAACTTTGAACCTTTTTCAGCAGGTGCAGCCAACTTGTTAACTGCATCTTTGACAGGTTTAGTTTCGTCTTCTGCCTTGTGTACGGCATCGACAGCTTTGTCAACAGGATTTACTTCAGGTGTGACGACAGGAGCTTTGCCTGAATCAATTGATTCAGCATCACTCGAACCTTGTTTTGGAGCTACTTTGTCACCTTTTTCAGCGTTTGAATCAGGCTGTTGTGCCTCTTCAATTGCTTTTAGGTTATTTTCTAACTCTGCCATGTTTTTCTCCTGTTTGAGTTTTCTCTTTTTTATTTATATATTAAAGACTTTCAACAAATCTTTTCCATATATTTAACTTAGTTTCCTCTAGTTTAGCCTGTTTGGATCTCATTATTTCTTCTCTCATTTGTTCTACATTGAGAGCTCTTAACTTACCATTTTCGTATATCCATTCGACACCTTCCATAATACCTTCGACAAATGCCTCAGGAGCAGAAGGATCTGCAACGATATCCGCAGCTGTTGCTAGTTGGAAATCACCTTTTACATATTGAGCATCACCTTTTTGTTCTAGTGAACCTAGACCTCTTGATGATACACCAAGTTTTGCACCGTCATCAATCAGATTTCTTACGATCTGACCATTTGGTGTACTTAAAATCTTTGCTTTCCCTATGAAGTTATTACCGTCTGCATTCAGTTCAGTAATAAGGTGGGAAACTCTGTCTAAATTGATTGTTGGGCCTTCAGGATGTCCGAGTTCACCAAATGCCCTTTTCTGTTCTATGAAGTCTTTTCTATAACGGTTGACTTCTTTCTCCATGATGTTTTTGGGGTAAACTCTACCGTTTCTGTTTTTGATTTCAGATTGCATGAAGACACCTTGTATAAAGTAGTCTTTCTTTCCGTTTTCGTTTGCTTCAACTATAACAGATGAAACTTCGTAATCATTAAATTCAGATATTAACTTCATTTAAAAACTCCTTGAATTCTGCCCATGAAAAGTCTTCGCCCATTTGCTTTAAAACATCTTTAATGTTTTTTGTACCTTTCTCAGCATCTTTTAAATTCTTATATTCTTCACCTGTATCCATGCCATCTAAGTACACAAAAACTTTATTTGATTTTTGTGTAAAGACTAAATCATATTTTTTACTTCCAACTTTTACAATCTCTGATTTCAATTCTTTATGACCTGAAGGAAGTTTAAACTTTGCTTCATTCAGTTCTTTAGAGATTTGTTGAAAAGTTTTCATTAGTCCTCTTTGTTTTGTTCTTGTGACATCCAATCGGTTGACATCTCAACTCTTTTCATGTCTACTACTTCAGCAGCTGCTTTATGCAACCCTTGAAAAATTGTTTCTTTCGCATCTGCCAATTCTTTATTGGCGATTTGATCAACTATTTGTTTACTAATTTCACTCATTTAGTTCTCCTAAAATCCAAATTCATCATCTTGTTTCTCATCGCCGCCTTTTGATTTTTCATCTTCAATCTGAGCGTCAATGATTTTTATATCATCTTCTGTTTGTCTTAAGACATACTTTCTGACATATTCATGTGAGTAATACTTACCAACAAGTTCACCCATTGCAGAAAGAGTATCAACTCTTTCTCTTAATATCTCTGCATCTTTTAACTCTGTAAAGTGGTTATCAGTTGCAAAGTTAAAGAGTAAGTAGTCTTTGAAATCATCAAACTCTTCACCACTTACAATCTCTTTGAGTAAAAGTTGTGTTCTTAACATGTCAACAAATACTCTGGCAAATTTCTTTTGAAGTCTATTAGTAAACTTATTAAACTTCAACTCATCTCTTGTGATCTCTGAGGATTTACCCATGTTAAATCCGTTATCAGATTCCATTCGAGACACAGGTACATTCAATGCACGATACAGTTTCTTTTTAAAGTATTCTATATCGTCAATCTCTGCAAGGTTTTGCCCACCTGGCAATGTTGAGATTTCAGTACCTCTGCCACCTTCTCTTCGAGGTAACCAAAAATCTTCTAGCATAGACATGTGTTTTCTGTCATCTTTCAGTTCACCTGTCTGAGCGTTGTAAACTAATTTGTTTCTATATCGATTCATTACATCAGCAAGATATTGTTCTGCCTTTGCTTTTGGTAAGTTACCAACATCAATATAGAATATTCTTCTTTCAGGTGCTCTTGATATTCTATATATCACTAGAGCATCTTCGATCATTGATAACTGATTTGCAGTCTTCAATGCCTTATGAAGATATCCGATTACCACATTCTTAGTGTAATCTAATAAACCTGAAGTAGTATATGCAACTGCTTCAGGTGCGATTTTGACGGTGTTACCCTCGCCTGTTCCAGACTTGTCAAAACCTTTATCGTTAAAGAGATAAAACTCTTCAATCTTTTTAATTGCTTCTACATTAGTTTTTGGATCTCTCTTCTTCTCAATATTACGAACTTTTTTGATCTTAAGAGGATCAACATTTCTAATGTCAATAAGACCTAACTTAGGTCTTTTAGAATCCACAATCTTATGAAAGTAAATTCTACCGTCTATGTACCACTTTCTAAATATTTCGTGTGAGTTCTGATTGAACTTCATTAAGTTTAGGATATGATAAAACTCATCTTGTATCTTCTTTTTGATACTATCAGAGAGTTTTACATCTCTGAGATCGAGTGATACTATCCTATCTGAAGTATCAGATGTGATACACTCATTAACGATATCTTCTATCGCACTATCGCATTCAGGTATTAAAGATGCTTCACGATATCTACGAATGAGGTCTGCCTCATTCTTAATACCGCCCTCCATATCGATATATGACCCATATGCACCACCTGTAATAAAGCCGCCTGGTTGCGACTGTATGACAGGAGTACCGTCATCATCAATTGGAGGAACGAATGAGACTGCCTTTTTGACAGTCTCAGTCGATCTTAGCTCGTCTTTCTTACGAGTGATTTCAAACCCGAATAATTCCATAACTATATTTATAACACCCTAAAAGATGTTATTTGTCCTTAAAGGACTCTTTCCCAATGACTTATTTGAAATTGGACTTCAAAGGTCTCTAACTGATCACCTTGTTCGTAATCAAGGGTGATCTGACCAACGCTTGATGGCCACATATTAAAGAATTCATATCTCGCCAATACAGCGTCTGACTTATCTAGTTGTTCGACATATGCTCTGTCGACCATAAAGTCTAAGTTAGTAGAACCTTCACCAACTCCATAACCTTGGATTTCTCCTTGCCATTGTTCTAGAGCAGTTCTTGTTGAAAACTCAACATCATTAATTACTGTTACATTCCAACCTTCAAAGGTTCTGTCACCTGGCAAGTTGATAGTGTTACCCATCCACTTAACACCAAATGAACCGACAGTAGCAGCTGGAATATTAGTACTTCTTGCCAAGAACTCAATACGATTTCCTGATCTAGGAACAAAAACTTTAAAGCGGTTAGCTCTTGGGCCTCCCCCTATAAGTTGTGCTTTAAATTGATCTATACTTGCCATTATTTGTTACCCCTATACTGCACTGTAAATTTCACTGAACTCTACACCACTTCTTGCGGCTACAAAGTTAAGTTGAATGTAATTAATACTTCTTGCAGGTTTCACAAAGATAGAACATACAAATTCGTTTCTATCTATAACTGTATCAGTGTTGTTTGTTTCATCACAAAGCACTGAGAAGTCTGTTAAACCTCTTCTGTTTTTAACATCTCTTAGGAAAGGTTCTACTGCAGCTCTGAATTGTGCTCTTGTGAATGCATCATTGAATTCAAAGAGTTGAGCCTTAGCAGCAGTTGCAATTGCTTTCTCTAATACAATAAACAGTCTTCTAACATTGATTCTGTCAAAAGCAGAAGGTGATGTTAATGCTGTTTTGTCTCCAAACAATACTGTTCCTTGACCTGGGAATGTTACGATTGGGTTAATTCTTGCACGATATAAATCATCTCTACTTGCTTGTTTTGGATTGAAAGCAAGTTTTGTGATTCCAAGATATTGACCTCTAGAGAAACCAGCAGGTGAGAACCATGGGTCTCTTAATAAGTCTGATCTTGCCATGATACCAGCAGTATGACCATTACCTGGTACCCATACATACTTGTCATTATATCTGTCGTACATGTAAACCCATCCAGAATCTAACACTGCATATGAACTTGAAGTTACTGAATTGTAATCTGCAAGAACATTAGAAAGTTGAGTTGATTCTGAAGATACATTCACTAAAGATGTTTTTCTTGGTGAAGCGACAACCATACAATCTTTTCTGCCTTCGGCGAGAAGAATTGCCTGATTGACTATTGTGTTATGATCGGCTACTGTATCTTGATCTGTACCAGATCCGTTATCAGTTCTTGTTGAACCAACAATTAACAATGAAAGATCAACGGTCTCTGCATCAGCAAAGTGTGTTGACCATGCACCATATTTCTCTGAGGCAGTTGGGGTTCTACCGTCTGCACCACCTGATAGTGACATCACTTCAGGTGCTGAAGGTCTTGAGAATGCACTTGATGCTGATTCTGCATGAGTTCTTGTTTCAGTAGCAGATGATAACATTGCAGTTGAATGCCCTGTCCACCATAACCACTCAGAACTATTGTTGATTACATTTTTGTAGTAATTTGAATTACCAACTGAGTCTTTAGCGTCTGATGCCAAAGATACAAAACCAAATGTTTCTAGTACAGTGTTTGTTTTACCTGTAATAGCTCCGTCTTCGTCTACTACTACGACATGAATTTCATCAGCACTACCGCCTGCAGCTGTTGCTGTTGCAGAAGTACCTGGTGCTTTATCAAATAAAGCATAATGTTCCCAATATCTGTCGATTTGAGTATTGTCATTGACGGTTGTTGTTAATCCTGTTCCTGCAGGTTGATTCAATGCTTCAATTACAATAGTTGTACCATCTGTAAGTTCAGTAACACGATATTTTGTATCATGTCCTGCAAATTTGATGATATCTCTAACTGTAAATACTGATGAGTCATCAACTGATATTGATGTTTGACCAGCGGCTTCACCTGAAACATTATCGACCAGAGTTACATTATCGTTAAAATAAGCGTTTGAACTGGCACAGACTGAGACTTTTAATGAGTTTCCTAAGGATCCAGCATATTTTGCAGCCCATTTACCAACGGTGCCCGCTAAAGCGCCGCCTGAATATGAGTTGTCGTAGTCGGATACATTTTTAATGAGTGATGTAGCATCGCCTGATTGGTTCGCACTATACAAACCATTTGCGTTTACTCTCACAACTCTTAAAGCAGATCCGTACTTCAAAAATGCTTCTGCTGAATAAAAGTCTTCAGCCCCAGCGTCTGTATTTAAAGGTTCTTTGAAATTATCTAATAACCCTTTAGCGTCTGAAACTGTTATAACTTCATCAACAGGACCCCATTTGAACACGCCTGCGAAAGCACCTGTAGTGCTTGATACTGCAGGCACAACATTAGTCAAGTCTATCTCTGAGACCTGTACGCCTGGTGATACTTGAAATGCCATACTTTTCTCCTGTTGTGTAAAAAAGTTGTTTTACAGTTTTATTTATAAGTTTTGTGTTTCTGACACATCACCTTGAAACCATCTATCTCCAGATGAATCAACAAAACTTTCAGTATTTGTTTCGCCAAATACTCCAGCAGGCACTATATCCTCTCGGATTAACTTCTGCTGTTCTGCATACAACAAGTCTTTTACTAATTTGTCTGTTAAGTGTGTAAACCATTCAGTTGTGACAAACCAACTGAATAACACCAAATTCATTACGCAATCATCATGGAAACCTCTGTCTGCTTCATACGAAGTACCTTTAGAGACATAGGTCATCAATTCAGTTATCGTTGTTCTATCTACAATTTCTAGTCTGTTTTCTTCTGCTAGTTCTTTTAAAGTAGAACAACCAATTCTTTTAATTCGTTTTGTAGTAGTTATACCAATATCTTCTGACTTCAAACTACCTTGTGTAAATACATTAGGATACTCTAATTCAT